ATGCCCTTAACCGCACCTGTCACGCCGGCTGTAATGACTAATCCTATTGCTAGATTGTTTGACATGTTTTATAGTCCCGTTTAATTAATAAGGAGGAAGAAATGACAAGAGAAAAATGGGTGGAAAACACACAGGCTGTTTTATTGCTTGCACTTGTTTTAAGTTATCTCGGCAGCCTTTATCATTTTTTAGTTTTTTATTCAGAAAGTAACTCGCTCTCATGGATTTCCGTTTGCGTATCTGCTTTTTTATTTGCACTACCGTGGATATTGGTCGGCTTCCTGGTGATGTTTTCGTGTAGAGTTATTATCATCTCGCTTTTTGGCTTATTCACCACGCTTCAAACCCTACTTAAACACTAAACAAAAAGCCGCTTAAATAGCGGCTTTTGTGTACCTTGCTTTTATTTGCCGCTCCGCTTGAATAATCCAACGTTCCACTTCATCAATCGTCATCTCTTCCAGCTCGCTTGGCTGGAATCCAAACCAAAAGGCCAAGTCGGCCAGGGCTGCATTAAGGCTTTCCGCGACTACTTTCCCTTTTGCATTTTCTCAACAATTTTTGATGCGGCCTGGAAGTCGGCAATATCAAGCTCGTCAATATCTTCAGGTACTAAGCCTGTGACGATTGCAAGCAAACTCACCGCCATTTCGGTTTCGGTTTTACCTGTCATTTTGCGAATATCGCGCACTTTCGGACGGCGAATTTTTAACTCGGTGATGGTATTTCCTTGCCCGTCAGGGAAAGGGAACTCTAATTTAAGAATGGTTTCAGACATAAAAAAACTCCTTTGTGAGTAGATTTGTTTAACTTCACAAAGGAGAATACAACTTTGACCGGTTGAATGATTTTAAATAGATTTAAAGGTTTTCACCCCTTTATTGACCGATATTAGTGCGGTATTTTTGCAACACATCTTGGCCGTTTACACGGTAGATATTTGCAAGCACGTCAATAAATAAGATCTCTTTGCCGGCTACGGTCTGCTTGATGGAATAAACATCTACCGTATCACCGAACTCTGAATTCTCTTTATTTTTCTGCGCCGTACCACCAATTTTGCTGGCTGACACATTCATAATGGTCACCATCGGCTCTTCAGCAGCCAACCCGCGTGAATCAAACACCTGGAGGTTTGAGCGGATCATTAGCTGTGAATTTTTATAAGGGTTCAACAACAACGCGCGCACTTCCGGGTAAAAGCTATCCCAGGTGATTTCTGCTTCGATAGCGTTAGTGCCGGCCGGAAGTTTAATCTCACCATGCAGCCCTAAGCCTTTGTGGGAAACCTTTTCAAACTCAATGTCCGGGATTTTCACTTCATTCGCACGCCCCATTTGACTGTTACCGTTAATGTACACGTTGCCGTTGACGATTTGATTAATAGAAATACTCATCGGTTTTTACTCCTTAGCGTTGTGAAACTAAATTCACTAAGTATTTACGGGTCATGACGGACTTGTTCGAAATCAATTCCGCTGGAAGTTTAGGGGTGTAGTCATAAACTAACGGCACGTGACCTTTGCTGAATTCATCAACTAAATCAGTGTCATAATCAAGACTTACGCTATAGCCCACAATACTCGGAAGCGCACGCAAATAGGTATCTACCGTTTCAAGTAAGCTGTCAATTAATGCATTGTCGATTGGACGGTCAATGAATTGCAACTCTGTGCGGCGGATGCTTTCATCAATTAAGTCACCGGTGCGAAGCGCGGTTTCAAAGTTGATGATATGCGTTACGGTCGGATAATTTGATGAGCGGTTACCCCATAATCTGAAACCTGTACCGAAGCTGTTGAAAATGGTTGTAATGCCTACCGCATTTAACTGGTTGGTCTCTGATTGTTCATCATCAACGCGCGCAGTAAGCGGAATCTCCATGCCAATCACCCCTTGTAATGGGCGGTTTGATGTCGAGAACCAGTACCCGTTTTCGGTATCGGTTTTCATTCGCAAGCCAGCCGCATGCACCGCAAGGCTTTCCAACGTATTGCTTGAGCCGATAGCATAAGGGAAGAAGTGACGCGCACGCTCGGTGCTTGCAGACGCGTTAATTGTACCCAATGGGCCACGGCCTTTGATTGCATCAGAAAGACTTGTGCCTTTTGGTAATTGCACATAAGCCACCGCTTTCAACTGTTCTGCGAGCGTTGTTAAAGCCGCCGCACAGCTTGCTGTTTTATCAAACTCAGGGCAGATTAAAATCTTCGCGTCAGCACCGTATAGGTTAAAGCCATCGCGCAATAACTCAAATCCTTTGCGTTTACCGGTTGCAGAATCAATGCCACCTTTGATGTCGTCTTCCGTTACTTTTGTTGGGTCGGCGTATTCATAGGTCGCTTTTAAGGTTTCGTGTTTTGCTTTTAATGTAATTTCACCTGTTTGCAAATCTACCGCATAGTCTTGACCGAGTGTCAATGGGCGATCAGTGCTTAAGGTTAAATTTAAAAGGCCTGGGTGTGCTGTTTTAGCGCGCAAGGTGTTTGCATCTTGCGTTAATGCTTCATCGGTAACGCTTGTTTTGTGTTTTGCTGGGTCTAAAACATTGACCACATACACTTTACCCGCTGAATAGCGCGATAAAACATCAAACGCGTCAGGAAGCGTAAAGCCCTTGCCTAAGATTACGCCAAATTTTGAAAAATCTTTGGTCGTTTGACATACTGTTAATTCATTCACCGCGCCGATAGGTGCTGTACCAACGATACCAATAATTGCACCGTCGACAGTTTCCACCGCAACAGAACCACCTGCTACGCGAATTGTTTTCGTCCCGTGATGGAATGCCATAATTTTCTCCTATGGTTGTTTGGGATTAGGTTTATTCGTTCCGCCGCGCCGGGGGGGGGGGGGGTGCGGTGGTAAATTTAGGTAAATTGCTTGGTTCGCAAAGCTCTACTTGCCATGTTTCGGTCTGCACTAAAAGCTGATACTGCCAAAGGCCGTCTGACTCGCCGCCAAACTCTTCACTCACTAAACTACACGCTGTGCAGTTAGTTGGTTTAAACCCAACTATTGCCAAGCGGAGTTGGTCTAACATTTCGATTGCCCCGTGGTCGTCATGCTGACTTCGAGCAATCACAGTAAGCGCAACCATCACCACTCGACGTTGCTGGATGACATCCACGCTGTCGATGCTTTCAAACTTCGACCCGGCGTATTGCACTAAAACAGCACCGAATTCGTCTGTGAGATTGTAGTGCTCCAAATCATCAGGAAATAACTCAATGCTAAACTTGTCCGTTTTATCGGCTATCCGTTGCTGTATGCTTTCTAAAATCGGCAGCGTTGCACTCATATTAATATCCTGTTAAATCGAGCTTCTGTGGCGCGCGCGTGTTGAATTTCAGCGCGGTTGGGTAGTTATCATCGGTCGCGCTCCCGATTTCCGTTAGGCCAAGATGCAGTTTGCCGTTTTGAATCCGTTCCAGGTCTTTCAAGGCTTGCGCATGGGTTTCGCGGACGTTGTCCGGGAATCCTTTACCGTCCGGGCGGCGGGAATACAACCAATGACGTGCGATTTGTAAACAAATATTACGCACCAAGGTCGGCACTTGATTTAATGGCAAGACATAACGCGAGCGCAAATAGCCGTCCACGGTTTCCGTGGCGTATTCGCAAGCCTTATCCAATGTCATCTGATTTGCGGTAGTCGCGCGTGATGTATCATTTGATAGTGCGATTAGCGTGCTTTCGCTCATTACATCTTCTAAATCTTGTGCCGTGATGTACATTACTTATCTTTACCTTTGTTTGATTTTGTGGTTTCGCCCGCTTCTTCGGCTGGCTCTTCCGCAGCCGTTTCAGCAGCCGCTTCTTCTGCATCGCTTTCAACCTGTTCAGCTGCGGTTAATTCATCGCTAGCTGTTTGTTCAGCTTGTGCGCGTTGCTCGCTGTTAGTTTCAGCCGGCGTAATGTAAATCGCGAGCTTGTCGGCTTCTTCTTCGGTAAGTTCAATGACATCGTTTTGCTCATATCGCTTGCCGTTGTGCAAAATTGCCATCGCAGCTGCGACCAAAAATGCCGTTTTTTGTTTATCTGACATAATTCACCCTTAAAATAAGTTGAAATTTAACCGCACTTAAATCGCGTTTAAATGCGGTTCAAATAGGGGTTAAATACAACCTTTGATTAAGTAACCCGCAGATTTACCCACGATGTATGGTTTATTGATATCGGTCGTGCGAACGATTTCAACTTTGCCACCCACTTCTGGGTAAGTATCTACATATAAGCCTTTTTTGCGGCGTACGGTATAACCAAATGATGGTTCGTAGATGTTTTGTTTTTGCTCTTTTGATGGCGGCGCAACATAAGCCAACACAATGGCTTTCGACCAAATATCTTTCAACTCACCGCTTTCTTCGTACACGGCTTCACCAACCACAACACGATCTACTTTGATTAATTTTGCAAAGTCTTCCGGCGTTAATACGGCAGTCGCCACGTATTTGATTTTTTCCAACACTTTCGGGTGTTCGCTTAATACTTCCCATACATCACCAGAAATTGCGCACACGTTCGGTTTACGACCGGTCGAACGTTTAATTGCACGAATACCGGTTTTAATCACACCAATAGGGTCTGAATTAGGGTCGGTAAATTGAGACGTGCCGCTTAAGGTCACTTTGTTTGTGGTTTCGTAATTAGCTTCGTTTAAAGCTAAGTCCGCACAAGCTTTTTCACGACCAAGCACGATGACATCTTGTGTCACACCTGTCGCAAATTGGCGTAATGGATAAACATCTTCGGTTTCATTCACTTCGCGAATGTCGATTGGGTATTCGATGTCGTTTTCTTCTAAAACAACGGTCAATGAGCCAATGTCTTCCGGCGTTAAGCGATTTGATGCTGCACGAAGCTCACGTTTTGTGGTTTGTAAACGGAACGCTAAGCGACCGAATGTAGGGATTTTGCCACCTTCTTTTTTAGCTTCTGCGATAGGGAACAACACTTCGGAAATCATGTTGCCGTTGTAATAACCTTGCGCAAGTTCGGTTAATACCGGGTCAACCACGCGTTGTTTTGATAAATCAGTCATGCATTTGCTCCTTATTGAGTGATTGCGTTAAATGCGGCTGTGTAGCCCACATTGTGTTCTTTCATATAAGCGCGGACTTTCTTATCCATATCAATGGACTCAGCGCTTGTGCCTTCGGCGTATTCCACCGTGCCGTCTTCTGCGGTTGTGGCATTTTCTTTGGTAGCCACTTCGTTAAATTCAACGATAGCGGGCTGTGCTTCTAAAAACGCCTTGATCTTTCCGTGTAGGCTTTCACCTTCACCGAATTCAACCACGCCGCCAGCTGCGCTTGTTGAACCGAGATTTAATAAATCAATGGCTTGTTGTTTTGCCACCGGGGCTAATTTGCCCGCTTTTACTAAACCTTCGGCAAAGTCGGCGTTGTCGGCTTTTGCTTGGTTAAGTGCTGCTTCAGCTTTTTCGGCTTTCAACTGTTGGTTTTCTGCCTTGAGCTGTTCAATTTCTTCAGGGGTCATTTCAGGTTCTCCTTGTGGTTCTGAAGGTTGTTCTAAAGTGGGTTCGTTAAAACTAGGAATAGGCGAGCCGACTTCCGTTTGGTTGTAACGCTTATATTCGTTTCGGATGTACTCTTCTTGCACACTTGACACGAGATAGTCCGGGATGGCTTTATCAGCTTCTTCCTGGCCGTGCGTGCCAATAAACCAATCGCGCAAGCGACGCCAAAGGCTGGCTTCTGCCCAATCAGAAAAATCAACCACGCCTTGCTCGTCTTCAGCAAATTCCGGGTTGCGTAGGCCTTTTACCGCTGGCGGCATCGCACCTAAAAATCCAACATGGCGCAAATACAAATTGCCAGGGCAAGGGTTGTTTGGGCTGTCTGCTAAATAAAATGATGATGAGACTTTTTTGAATCGCCCTTTATCTACCATTTCGGCAAATTCAGGGTCTACCTGGTCGAATTCGGCTTTTAATACATCGCCGTCTAATTCAAGGCGTTTTACCCAACCATACGCGGGGGCGTTGTGTTTAGGATGGCCAATTACCGCCGGGGACTCATGAAAGTTTACGTTGTAGGCATTGACCGCTTGCTGCAAATCTTCCGTGGTAATTTCCACTTCTAAGCCATTTGCATCAGTGCGTTTGCCCGCTTTGAAAATCTCAATTAATTGCATAAGGTATCCTCGTTTGAATACCGCTAGCATAGGAGAAAATGATAGGTTTGGATTTTAAAGTGATTGAAAGAATAAAAAGGGGGAAAATTCCGTTTGAAGTGAAATGCACATAACCTACAAATCTAAAACGGTTTAAGAGGCGTTTAAATGCGTTTAAGTGCGTTTAAATTTTTTAAGACGATAAATTACATTATTTTTAAATTAAAACGCCACAGCGCGAATTTGTGGCGTTATTTTGA